AAAAATAGCACAACTACTCATGCAGATGCAGTAGAAGCAGTAAAAACGAAATGGCCGAAGGACAATTCGGGGCCAGTATAATCTATATAATTACCTACCTAAATACTTCCAGAACTGGAGGTTAATATAAATACTACTACAAAGAAGATATTTTTCGTACTATTAGGTATAGCTATTATAATTGCTATATTTGCAGAACAACTAATTGCGTGGTTTTTATGATGAAATACATTGTATTAATTTTAATAATTTTACTTTGTGGTTGCGCTCCACCTACTGAAGAAGCATATCCGCCTAAATGGGTAGTTGCTTCAATCTATTTACCTAGAGAAAAAATACAAGGGTTGAGGCCCGCAGGATTTTTTGAGATAGGAAATTCTATATATTCTCATTATTGTGATGATAAAGGAAATATGATACGATTAAAATATAATGAGGATGGACACATATGGAAGCAAATAAAATATGAAACTCATGGATGTATTTGAAGAAACTGTTATTTTCGTAGTTTCGTATGGTTATTTTTTCGCAGCTATTCCTTTTGCTATAGGAATTTTAGGTGCGATTTTAAAAGCTCATGAAGTGTTTTAAATTAGAGAAAGATTATGGCTGAATATAAAAACGATGAACCCTGTGAATACATTTATGATGTGATCGCAGTACCAAAAGTAGTAGATGGAGATACAATGGATTGTATCTTTGACTTAGGATTCGATGTAATGTTTAAGAGTCGTGTAAGACTTTTAGGTATTGACACACCAGAATCCAGAACAAGAGATTTAAACGAAAAAGTCTACGGACTATTATCAAAGAAACATCTCAAAGAATGGGTGCATTGGGCAATCATGTCTGATAGAGATGATATTGAAATTCAAGTCAGATGCCCAGAGAAGGATAGTCGAGGAAAGTTCGGCAGAATTCTGGGTGAGATCTGGGTTAATTGTACTGAAGATGGACATGATTTCAATGGATGGACAAATGTTAATAAATGGATGTGTGAACATGGTTATGCAGTAGGTTACTGGGGCCAGAATAAAGCAGATGTTGCAGATGAACATATTGTTAATCGTAAACTGCTCGCAGAGTCGGGTGAACAAGAACTTTTAACTTAAAGGAACATAATGGCTAAAAAGAAAGTAGAAGTCTCCGAAAGTGCAAGTGTCGGTGATGATGATTTGGGTGCAAGTGCAGAAACCCATGCAGGAGCAGAAGCAGAAGTAACAGACTCAAGTGTTAGTGCAGAAGCAGAAGTCGGTGCAGGAGCAGAAGCTCATGTAGGAACTACAGTAGGTGGTGTGGATATGGAAGCAGAAGCATCCGTTGAAGCAACCGCTGGTGCATCTGGTCATGCAGAAGTTACAGATACAGATGTAAGTGCAGGAACAGAAGTTGGTGCAGAAGTACGAGCAGATGTTGGTGCAAGTGCAGGAGGCGGCGATACAGTCGGTGGTATTGATGTGGGTGCAGAAACATCTGCTGGTGCATATGCAGAAGCCCATGTTGGTGCAGAAGCAGAAGGTTCGATTGGACTTCATGGTGCAGAAGGTAGTGCAGGAGCAGAAGCAGGAACAAGTGTAGGAGTAGAATCAGAATCATCTGTTGGAATCGGTGCAGCTGAAGCAACTGGAAGTGCAGGAGTTAGTATTGGATTACAAGCTGGTGCAGAAGTTGGTGGTGGTGCAACTTTCGATGAAGGACATCTTACAATGGGAGTCGATGGACACATTGCATTACTTGCAGGAGTTGATCTAAGTTTAGAAGTTGATATTGACACTAATGAGGCCGCAGAGGAAGCAAAAGTAGCTGCAGAAGCGGTTGCAGAACTCGCAAGTGCCGCAGCTGCGTGTGCAAAAGAAGAAGCTGAGAGATTGAAACATGAGGCTGAGGAAATTGCACAACTTGCATTGGAAGAAGCAGAACGATTAGCTGCTGAAGCTGCAGAAGAAGCAGAGAGACTTGCAAAAGAAGTTGCAGCTGAGGTTGCAAGAAAAGCAGAGGAATTACGAAAAGAAGCAGAACGTCTTGCGAAAGAAGAGGCGGAGAGACTTGCAAAAGAAATTCAAGCTGCAAAAGATGCGGTTGAGAAAGCTGCAAAAGAGGAAGCTGCTAAGATTGCAAAAGCTGCACAGGAAGCAAAAGAACTTGCAGAGAAACAAACAAGACTTGTTGCACAAAAAGCACAAGAAGAGTTAGTAAGAAAAGCAAAAGAACTTGCGGCTGCAAAACGAGCTGCAGAAGCGGCAGCGAAAAGAGCGAAGGAAGAAGCTGCGAAACGTGCGGCCGCTGCGAAGAAGGCAGCACAGAAACAAGCTGCTGCTGCAAAGGCAGCTGCGAAGAAGAAAGCAGATGCAATTAAGAAAGCTGCAAAGAAAGTAAATCCATTTAAAAAGAAGAAAAAGAAAAAACATTAATTAAATGAGAACATTTAAAGAATATAGTTTAGACAGAAAACTTGATAAGTACGTTAGTGATGAAATCAAGAAACGGAAACTTGCAAAATTTCCAGTTAATGCTACTGATGATATTAAAATGAGAATGAAACCTAACAAACCAGCATTCAAATTTCCTTCACCAAATAGTGATATGATGATTCATGTGTATCTTAGAAAAATGACTCCACCATCAAAAAAAGGAATGATGGCATTTAATTATCAGTTAGAGGATAAATGAAAACCTTTGAACAATATCTTGTAGAGTTTGATTTTCCACAAATTTATTGTGATATGGATGGTGTGATTGCAGATTTTATTAAATTCACAACGGAACATTTAGGGCATCCGTTTCATGATGACTACTGGCAGGATCTACCTGAAGATTTGTTTTATCAACTCCCACAAATGCCCGATGCAAGAAAACTGTGGAATTACATAAAGCAATTTGATCCTTTTATATTAACAGCAGTACCAAGAGAAACTAGAGGACCAATTGCAGGAAGAGCGGCAGAAGATAAATCCCGATGGATGAAAAAACAATTTGGTCTTAATAAAGAAATGATGCGTCCAGTTATGAGGCGAAATAAATCCAATTTTGCTAAAGATGGAAGAGATGGAAGACCCAATCTATTGATTGATGATCATAAAAAAAACGTAGAAGAATTTAAAAGTGCAGGAGGTATTGGAATTCATCATATTAATGCTGCATCAACTATTAGAAAATTAAAAAAATTAGGATATCCATAGGAATGATTGATGAAAGGATAATATGTCTTGGTTAGGAAATATAATTAAATCTGTTTTTAATAATGATGGTTTACAACAAAAGCCCTCAGAGAAAAAACCCACTTCTAAAAAAAGTGAATCGGCTGTGAAGTCTTTTACCTTAAAAACTATGAGCAAAAAACAACTTGAAGAACATGGTAGAACTCTTGGAATAGAATTAGACCGAAGAAAGACTAAAGCAAAACTTATTGCACAGATAACGGCTGCTCAATAATGAAAACCTTTAAAGAATACTCGAATTGTAATTGTTTTGGTCATGAACTTACTGAAGCAGAGTATCAAGGTAGGACAGTCAAACTCAACGAACCAACTCGGGCACCTTCTGGTGACAAAAAGAAGTTCTATGTGTATGTGAAGAACGAAAAGGGAATTGTAATCATACTAGGTTTTGGTGATCCTAATATGGAAATCAAACGAGATGATCCCAAAAGACGGAAAGCATTTCGTGCGAGACATAGTTGTGATGACGACATCGGCCCCAAGTGGAAAGCCAGATATTGGAGTTGTTACCAATGGAGAGCTGGAGCAAAGGTAGATAATTAATGAAAACATTTTCACAGTATCTAGAAGAAGTAAATTCCAAGTATATTGTTTCCAAGAACCCGAGCGACAAGAAATGGTATGTAATGGGTCATGTGGGGAGAAACAAATGGATGCCAGTTTCTAATGGATTTAAAAACAAAGCCCAAGCACAGAAGTGGGCAAAGAGTCAAGATAATGTGGACTCCGCCGCTAGTGGAGAATTAAGTGGTGTATAAGATGAAAAGTTTTGGAACACATTTACAAGAGGCGGTGAATGAGAAGCCATATCGG